GGACGGCGAGGCAAACGAGGAGCCTGCGGAATCGCAGGAAGTGGATATCCACTTCTATTTCTCGCTGTTGCCAAACTCTGCAACCATGCAGATTCTCTCTGTTGGGGTGTCAATCCCCTACGCTTCGGCGCGGACATAAACGATCTCTTTCTATTGTTCTTAACCATCATCCTAATACCCTGGGTTGTTAAAATTTTCCATGTAGGTCTAATCCAAACCATGAAAATTTTTAAAACCTTCCACCACCTACAAACCAGTGATATTGGAGATGCTCTCAAGAGCAAAGTTGGGCTGAGCAAAAATAGACTCAGCTTCCGTTCCTATCCAGAATCGATTAATAATTTCCTCACGTGATGGTAAACCACGTTTTCGTACGGAATTAAGAAAGGATCCTTGAACCGAAGTGTCACGCATAGCTGAAAATAACATATTATAAAGAATATCAAATAGTTCTATATCATTCCATGCGAGATGCATTAAAGCATAACATTTACTAACCTCATCATCGATACTGTGTTTATCGATGCAGGTTGTCATAGCGGCATAAATGCGGCTAGAATTAAAAGCAGGTAAATAAAAATCACCATGCTTAGTGCAAGTGGCGCCTAAAAATTGGACACCAATAGGTCCTTTTTGGACCACACAGGTATGTTTCTTGATTGTAAGACCAAAATGGCCATAAACATCAACCAAGATTTGTTTGAAACTTTCTAGAATTAAATCTAAATCCTTTCCTTCCCATATACACGGAAAAGTTGCTTGATTGTCATCGCCATATAGATCAGCATTATGATCATCGATGTTCGCAAAATTTCGCTTTTGAGCGTATATTTTAGTGTAATCTGAAATAATTTGGTGCATAATACAATTATCACCAGTGGTTGTTCCACTTCCGGAGTTATTACCCCAATCTTTCCAAATCACATCTCCATTTGGTAAAAGGAGATAGGAAGAAATAGTATTTGATATCATCCAATCATAAAACTTCTGAATGGACGGTGGTATTGTCAAACCACGACGTCGCAAATCCCAACATGCATTGAGAATGGGAATTAAACGGTCCCACCCTGAAGCATCTAAAGTGTACCAAATGAGAGACTCTGGATCATCACCATGAGCCATTATCATACGATGATAACCCCCGTACTGGAATGTTATTCCATAGCGGATGTCACCAGGTTGATATTTCTTTATATTCTCATCAGCACACCCAAAAACTTTTTGCCAAAATAGCAAATGCATTGGGGGTATTATAAAAGTTCTTATCTTGTTTTCATTAATGATATCTTCAATAGCTAGATACTC